AGGCAAGCTGGGAAATGGATAAACCTTGATAATTGTCCGTTAAACTGGTTGGAAGTGCTGATTCAGAAAGAAGAATTTGACGGCATTAAGGCAGATATTCAGAAACGCATTGACTTAATTAAAGGGGCAAAATGAAATCCATTATTCAGAACGAAAAAAGGTGCTATCTGTGCGGTAGCACCTACGTTGAAAAACATCATTGCATACATGGCACAGCAGGACGGAAACTGGCTGACAGATGCGGTTTAACAGTATGGCTGTGTAGTTACCACCATAGAGATAATAAGAACGGGGTACACGGCAATAGCAAGCTTGATAACTGGTTTAAACAGTTGGCACAGAAATCTTTCGAAAAGAAATATGGGCATGAAAAATGGATGGAAGTTTTCGGCAGAAACTATCTATAAGGGGGTATAGAAAATGAGAAAACAGCAGGAAAGAGTGCTTAACTATATGCAGGATTACGGAAGCATTTCCAGTTTAGAAGCTTTCCGTGATTTAGGAGTAACGAGGTTGTCTGCAGTAATTTTTAATCTGAAACGCAAGGGCGTACAGATTAGAAAGGTAAAAGAATCTTGTAAAAATCGGTATGGTGAGCCTGTACATTTTGCAAGGTATAGCGTGGTGAATGCTAATGAGATTTAAACCAACAGGCATATCAGCCACAGATTACGGCACAGGCATTGTTTTGAACGTGGGTGTACCTCACATATATGCCAAGGATATAGATGCCCTTGTAGCGAGTTTTAAGACGGGAAATGAGTATGAAATAAAGCCGTACAAGCAGAAACGCAGTTTGTCAGCTAATGCACTGGCTTGGGTTTACTGTGATAAGTTAGCCGAAAAACTACACAGTACCAAGGAGGAGATATACCGAATAGCTGTTGCGAATGTGGGCGTATTTACCGAAATCAAGGTTGCTGATGCAGAAGCCGCCAAGAGATTTCGGCAGATATGGCAACACAACGGGGTTGGATGGCTGACAAAGACCATAAATGAAACCACGATACAAGCTTATTACGGAAGTAGTACCTATAACACGCAGGAGATGGCGAGATTGATAGATTTTCTGCAAGATGAATGCAAGCGTCAGGGCATTGAGATAAGAACGAAAGAAGAAGTTGAAAGCATGTTGCGGGAATGGGGCGAAAGCAATGGGAAATGATTTCGGTAATGGAGCATATTTTGCGGTATTGCCTGCTCACGTTAGATATGACGAAAGCCTAAAGCCAAATGAGATTCTGATGTTTGCAGAAATAACAAGCCTTTTAAACGATGGCGGTTTTTGTGAAATCAGCAAGTCGTATTTTGCCGAACTGTATAAATGCTCAACACAAACAGTTACTAAATATCTAAATAATTTAGAAGTGGCAGGATATATCAAGATATATTCAGCAGAGCGTGGAAACCTGATAATTGTTCCGTATCTTTCAGAAGATGTATTTTTGAGGAATCTTGCGGAAGGCGGTGACGAATGTGGGAGAAAATGAAAGCACGTTTTACGCACAAATTCCCATAACAGTTATGTATGATGACCGCCTGAAACCAATAGAACGCCTGCTATACGGAACGATTTCGATGCTGTCAAAGAAAAGCGGATATTGTTATGCGAGTAATGGGTATTTTGCCGAACTATATAAATGTTCTGAAATGGCGATTTCCAAATACATTAAAAATCTATCCTTATATGGGTACGTTACTATTGAGAATGCGAACAGCTACAAACGGCGAATTTTCATGAGTAACCTAAAACAAATGATTAATGAACCTATAACAAATGATATAGGTACATATAACAAATGTTATAGGAACATTAAACAAACGTATGAACATAATAATAATAATAAATTAAAAAGTAATTTAAATAAAGTAATTGATAAAAACAATACTAACGCACTGAACGAAGACTTCGTGATTTTTTGGAAAGCATACCCAAAACACAAAGGAAAGCCAGTAGCTGAAAAGGCTTTTGCAAGGGCAATAAAAAAGGTTGAACTGGATACTATGCTTGAAGCAATCCGCAAGCAGAAGCAAAGCGGGCAATGGCGAAAGGACAATGGACAGTATATTCCATATCCTGCAACGTGGCTGAATCAAGAAAGATGGAACGATGAGCCGGACGATTGTATGGGGAATGGCTTTTACCACCCGTCACATGGGAAAAATGATATACATTCAGGGTTAGCGATGGCATTAGATTTAATAGCGGGGAGCGAAGATGGATAAGGAACAAGTCGACAAAACAAAATATATTGCGTCCCTGTTTGCGGCTTTTGGTCAGTCAGGAGATGGGGCAAGGATAGCGATATATTACAGAATGCTGAAAGATGTTCCGCTTGAAGCGTTAAAACTGGCAATAGACAAGCTAATACTGGAAAGTAAATACCTGCCTACCATTGCGGAAATTAGAGAAGCGTTAAAAGCACTTGTGGAAGAAGCGAACGGAACGAGGATTAAAACATGGCAGGAAGCACAGGCCGAAATTGCAAGGGGCATCACAAAAACATGGTTTAAAGGCTGTTTGGGAGAAATACCGCAGACACATGAGGACTATGGAAAACCTTGCGAGCCGATGTGGAGTACACCTGAAATAAAAGCGGCAGTTGATAGCTACGGAATGGATAACATATCAATGGTTAATGCGTCAGATATGCCTATTGTATGGTCGCAGTTAAGAAAGGCATACGAACAGGCATGTCAGCGTAAAAAAGAAAAAGAGGTTAATAATTATGTACTGGAGAAAGGCGGTGAAAAGTTACAGGCATTGACGAATAGTTTAAGCGATAAGCTTTTATTAAAGGGGTGAAAATATGGGGGCTTTCGAAGATAGGCAAAAAAGAGAAAACAAAAAGTATTATAAACAATGGCTTGCCTGTGGATTTACTGGAGAAATGCCGATAAACGAATATGGGTGGGCTATACCAGTATTGCGGTTACATTGCAATGTGGAAAACATTCAGATATTCGACAAAAACGGCTATCGTGCAAGTATTGAATATTGCCACTTACCAAACGGAAATTGGGTAGCGACATCAGACTTAACTTGTCCGATGCATGGCTTTGGGAGTGCGTGTTCCGTATGGGACAAACAACACGAAACCAAAGAAGAAGCGATACTATCCGCACTGGATAGGATAGAAAATGGGCTGGAGGAAAAAGACCGAAAGCCTTTTGTGCTACAGGCAATACAGGCACAGAGAAACTGTTATAAGCAGGCTGAAATTGAAATGGCATTTGAACCGATGGCGAGTTTTGAACAGGTTAGCTTATTTTAAGGGGGATAAAAAACAAGAAAATAAATCAAAGGCAGGAAAGTAGATGTTAACAGCAACTTATAAAATGCTCAAACATAAGAAAAAAGAGCAGATGGAAGAATGGTTAACGCAATTCGGTTTTGCTAACTACATGGACGGAATCCAAGATGATAGAGCCGCAACGTACAGGCATTTGATAGATAGTTTTGGATTTACTGATGAGCAGATAGCGGAATTAAAGCGTTTAACAAGGCAGGATATAGGGTTAATCAATGAGCGTTATATAACGGCTAACGAGATGATAGAGGGACTAATTAGCGAGGGTTATACAAGCCTGAAAGGAGAAAATAGAAATGAATAAATGGATTGGCATGGGCAGACTTACAAAGGCGCCGGAAATCAGATATACCACCAATCAAAAAGTTGTAGCACAGTTTGATATTGCAGTAAACAGGGATTTTAAAAACGCTAATGGCGAATATGAAGCGGATTTCTTCCATGTAGTTATGTGGGGAAAGGTTGCAGAATTAGCAGGAAATAGCCTTGATAAAGGGCATAGGGTATTACTTGAAGGTAGGTTACAGAATCGTTCTTACGAAGCGAAAGACGGCACGAAACGATATATTACGGAGATTATAGCGGACAAGATGGAATTTATAGAACGGAAAGCTGATATTCAGAAGCACGAAGAACCTAAAACAATGGCAGAAATGGGGCAGGATGTTCCGTTCGATGAGGTTCCGTTTTAAACAAATATGAAAAAAATGTGTATATACACACTTTTTTAAGTTTTGTTAAAAGAAAACAACAAAACGAAAGGCAAAAAAATGAGAATTTCGGTAATATCTGTAATTTTAACGGCTATATGTTGGACGTTGGCAACACTGTTTACAATAGGGGTTTTACTTGCCCCTGTTGTAGCGGTGGCGTATGTGATAGGGGGATAAACAATGAAAAACAACGAGATGATTTATGAATTACTTGACCATATTGGACAATTAAAAGAAAATACAGAAAGTTACGGATTGTTTAAAACCGAAAGGGATTTACATTTTGTAAAGTTTGAACTGGAAGTTATAACAAAAATGGTTTCGGAGTTAGAAAAACAACACAATGGCGTTGATAAATAGGGGGGATAAAACAA